GAGTCGACGAGACTGAGCGCAGCGATGTCGGTTAGGAGACCTCCGCCGGGGCCCATACACACTGTAATTGCCCCGCAGGGCAACTTTCTATACAACAAGGGGCCCTCCAGGGGAGGGACCAGCCCCCCGCGGGGGGTAGAAAGGAACAAATCATTATATTTAAATATCTTTAAATCTAACATTATGATTTCCAACATAATCTGCATCGGCATTACTTCCGATCATAACTAAATATAAAGCTCCTTTTGCTATATCACCAATACCTGTACCAACGTCTTTGTATTGAACTAACTTGTTTGATAAACTAAAGTTATGTTTTTGATAAACGGCGTCATTATCATTTAAAAGTAAAGTTGAATTTCTATTCATTCCATGGGTTTTATGCCATAAAATTTTAAATCGCCACATATTATCAATTCTTTGAGCTGTTTGACTAGAGGCATTAGTGAAAATATCCAAAAAAACAGGGATAACACCGTTAGGAGCTGAATCATAGATTATCCAAAATTGATAATAACCATAGCCGTTAAGGGCTCCAGCAGGAGTAACTCTATATTGAAAATCCAAAGAATCTAAGCGAATTTCTCTTCCAGCTCTTTGATTTATATCATTACCTGTTCCAATTCCATTGAGCAATTTGATATAACCTGTAGAAGAGATTGCAGTTGATTCAATTACATTTGAGGCCCTTAATTCAGTATTTCTCATAATAGCCTTAGTAATGGTGGAACTCGAGACCTTCCACCTTTTATTAGATGGCCTTTTTGAGAATATTTTTGAGGGACGTTTTCTTTTTAAACCAGTTGCATATGGAGGCATTATGTAAATATGATTACAATTGGTAAAACAATTAGTAAGAGGATTATGGTTCTTAAACAGAATAAAATCTTTTTTAAAAGCATTAATGGGCTGTCATTATATACCATATAATCAGTCCCACAGGTTCGAAGAAACTGATATAGGTCTAGGGGGGCTTGCCCATTATTACCCTAGACCTAGTGTCACAGTCACGGTGTCACACCCCCTTTACCCCGCATAGGTAAATTTTTAAAATTTACCTCCGCTCTACGGACCCGATCCGGACCCGAGCAAGAATTTATCATTTTGTAATGGAAAAAATATAAAAGGCGGGCATAATTTTGTGAAAATTTATGACTGCCAATGAACAACGAATTACCAGAGTACCAAGAGGACTTAAGCAAGGTCGGGGATGGTGCTTCACTTGGAACAACTATCCTGATGATTATAGATCTACACTCGATGCAATTGAATGTCGCTACATCATTGCTGGCGAAGAGCTGGCTCCAAATACAGGAACACCACATCTTCAAGGATATGTTATGTTTGCAGCTGCTAAACGTCCAACTACAGTTATGGGACTCTTTCCTAGTTGTCACCTCTCCAATGCCAGGGGGACCCCAACTCAGAACGTGGAGTACTGTCGAAAAACTCGCGCCGTGGATGAACGTGCAAATGAGCATGTTTATGAACGTGGAGATAAACCTCTCGACCCAGCTGACAAGGGTGCTATGGAACAAGCTCGTTACCAGAGTGCTTGGGATTTTGCCAAAGCTGGAGAAATTGAATCAGTCGATGCAGACATCAGAGTTAGACTGTACTCCTCCTTACGACGTATTGAAAAAGATTTCATGCCCGCAGTTGGACGACTTGATGCACCTTGTGGGATCTGGATACATGGTCTTTCCGGAGCTGGAAAGTCCAGAGCCGTCCTTGACGCGTACCCCGACCTCTACCCCAAACCAAGAAACAATTGGTGGGACGGTTATCAACGAGAAGAAGTTGTCTTGCTTGATGACGTCGATAGATTTGATGTTGCCCTCGGAGGGAAACTCAAACATTGGGCAGACTGCTATCCCTTCATTGGAGAAAACAAGGGAGGATCGCTCAAAATTAGACCAAAAAAGTTTTTTGTTACATCGCAATATAAGATTGAAGAAATTTGGACTGACCAAGAAACAGTAGATGCACTAAAACGTAGATTTGTAGTGATCGAAAAATTTTTAGGACAAAATATAATTCTTTAAATAGCAAAAATCCTGGGCACCCGGAGTCGACGAGACTGAGCGCAGCGATGTCGGTTAGGAGACCTCCGCCGGGGCCCATACACACTGTAATTGCCCCGCAGGGCAACTTTCTATACAACAAGGGGCC